CGCACCGATCAAGTTAAGCTGGTCTTCCAGCGCGCTGTCGTAGGTGTGCGGCGCGCCGAGCGCGTGGCTGGTGAAGCCGCCAACAATAGCGGATGCACAGGCGGCGTTGATCTCTGCGGACTTGGCGGCCTTGACTTCATCCAGCGAGGGCGGTGGCGGCCCTACCGCTACCGGGAAGCCGTCAGCGTCCGGCTGAATGCGCTTTCCTTGTGATTGAGCCTCAAGCAAAGCGGCGTGCTGTTCGTTGCTGATCTCGACAGCATCCGCTGGGATGTCGTTACCGTGGATTGCGGTATCGTAAAACCCGCCAGTTGATTTTGCGAAGTGGATAATCATTTATTCTCTCCTTATTAATATCCAAAAGCAAGCCAAGCCACTTGCCCAGAAGCGGCTACCCCAGTCGTGCTCGTAACGGCGGCAATCGTTATTTGCGACGTCGACATGGCATTCACTGTAGCGAGCATGGTTGTCGCCCCGCCATAGGATGATGCTACCGCCATCAGATTTGTAATTGGAAAGGTGATTGGCAACGCTACCGTTAATGTACCAGCAGAAGCTTGACCAAAGCCCCACTGCATAATCAGACCGCTTGGGAGTTTCTGATAACCGATGCCTGTGAGCGATGCGCGGAACGATTGAGAATAAAGCCCCTGCATCGCATTTCCATCTGCAACGTACCAGGTGTTTGCACCATTACTGACCAGCGTGATGTTGTCTCCATAGTTCAGCGCGAACAAATTGATCCCGCCGCCTACGCCGTTTGGATAAATTGCGTCCGCGCCGGCACGCTGAATAGTCGAGGATGACACCCAACCAAATCCTAAAAAAGTGATTGCCGTGCCGGCTGGAAATGCTGCTGCCGATGGCAACGTTATTGTCAGACCATTACCGGCTACCGTGACAAGTTTTCCTGCACTGGCCGCGTCCAGCACGCTGTTCGCGGCTATCGATAAGATACCGCCGAAGCTTTTTCCCATCGATTTCGCAAACGCCGTCGTGCAAACTTTGGTGCTGTTGTCGAACTGCGCGGGCGTCTGGAATACCCCTGCAGAACGCAGCGCGGTTAGAAGTTGTGTCAGGACAGCTTTGTCCGGCGCGATACCCGCCGCCGTCAGGATGGCGCGCAGCTCTTCTCCGATTTGATAAAACCAGTACGCTCCCGGTATCGTTGGCGGAACAGACGCAAGAGCGTCTCCATCGGTTGGGTAGCCTGCACTTGGCGCGGCGGGTGCGGCAGGGGGGTTGACCGATGCGCCCGATTCCCATTTTCTGTTATCCATGTGATACCTCCTTAGTTATAAGCGAATTGAACGACGGTGTGTGCGGGCTTGAAGTGTCCGAGCGCGCATTCCAGTAACGCATTTCCCCAGGTTGACAGCGGCTCGTTGACGCCAGATATCACCGAAAAATGGCGCACGGTGTTGAGTTGCGCATTCACCTGCCAAGTGAAACACCAGGGCCAGCCGCACAGCGGCGCATTGACGGGCGACATCACCGAATACTGGCTGAACTCGGTGATGGTGATAATGAAGCCCAGCTTGGCCGCCAGAGCGATGAAGAACGGGCGCGATTGCCCGCCGCGCTGAGTGATCTTGGATACCACGGCGGCGCGGCGCAGATCGACGGTAGGCAGCTGCCCGGCGCACGGATCTGGCAGGCCGAGCACGCGCTCCCAGTCGGGCAACAGGAAGGAAGTGGTACGCGGATCGGCTTCTGTCAGGATCAGCTCGGCGGCGATCTGCGCGACATCCAGCGCATTGCCTTCCGCCTCCAGTTCGGCGGTGAGCAGCGGCGCGTTCGGGTCGTAGGCGACAGGCGGAAGCAGGCGCTTCAGCAGTTCAACGTGGTTCATACCGTCAGCCCTACTGTGCCGATCACGGCAATTTCAGAGTGCGTAGTATCGGCCAGCAGCACGACGTTGGCGGCAGGCGTGGTCAGGCTCACATCCACCACGCCCTTGACGCCCATCATCAGCGTGATCAGCCTGGCGCGCGTCACCGCATCGCCGACATGCAACGTGGCGAAGTAGGCCGTCAGCACGCTGTTGATGCGCGTGGTGGCGTCAGCCAGCGTGGTGCCGGAGAGCGTCAGTGCGGCGGCGATATCGACCACCACCAGCGTCGGTGCCATCACCAGCAGGTCAACGCACGGCGGGCGCTGGGTGTCGATGTAGGCGGTCACGTCGGCGATCAGCTGAGCCGACGGCAGGCCGCCCGATGTCTCGATCACCACGTCCACGCCGTTGATTGCGCGGCGCTGTGTGAACACATAAGCATCGGTCACGCCAGGCACCTCCATCGCCCAAGCGTAGTAATCGTGCTTTGCGCCACCAGCTGGCGGCAGGCGTATGTCGTACAGCACGCGCGCCAGCAGCGCGGCATCGGTCTCGATGTCGGTGCCGCCGGTCATGGTAACGATGGTGGCTTGCGATTGCACACCGCCAGGCGCGGCACTCAGCGTCAGCACGGCAGATGCAGACTGATTGCCCGCCAGCCCGGCCAGCACCGCTTGCGCGGCGATGTCTACCGTTCCACCCGCTCCGATCACACCGGCAGCGGTGGTAACGAAGGCAATGCCGTCATTGGTTTTGGCTTCGGTACCGATCGGCACGGCGCTGCCGACCGTACCGGAAAAATGCACGGTTCCGGTCGCAGCCGATGCCGCCTTGCGCGGGATGTTGCGCAGGCTGGCATGGCGTTCCAGATAGTCGCTATCGGCCGTGTCCGGGAAGACCTGGCGCACGATCCATTTCTGGTGCTCGTACAGCCCCTCGATGCTGGATGCCGTCGCATTCGCGCGCACGGCAAAATCTGAATCTGCGCCGGTCGCGGCGCTCGGCAGCTGGTTGGCGATATCGCGCAGGATGTCTGCGCGAATCTGGCGGTAATCGGGTGTGGTGTAGGGCATGGCGTTAAATCACTCCGATCGGATGCTTGAAAGTTAACGTCTCGCCGCTGGCCGCGATCACCTCGATCAGCAGATGCAGGCGGCCGTTGTGCGGCTGTTCGGTGGATACCGTGATACTGGTCGCGCGTCCATCGGCAATGATCGGCGCGAGCGCCTGCTCGGCGTATTGTTTGGCGAGCATGGCCACACGCGCCAAGTCTTTCTCGCGCTGCAATTCATGCAGGCGGCTGCCGAGCGTTTTATCAGCCCAGTAGCTGCCCAGCGGCACGCTCAGGCGCAGGTAGCAGGCATTGGCCAGGCCGCCAGCCGGGTCGCGTTGGGCTGCGCCGCTGAGCAGCATGTAATCGCGGGTTGCCGGGTCGATTAGGGCGTCCATTACATCTGCGCTCCGGGTGCCTGCACGGTGCCGCTCATCGAATCGATCTGCGTGTGGCCGTTGTAGACCGTGCGCATGCCCAGCATGCTCTTGTTGCTGTGGTCGCTGATGTCGCCCTGGGCGACGATGTTGCCCGCCACATTGAGGTTGCCGCTCATGTTCACGGTGGGCGTGGTGATGTCCACGGCAACGGAGCTGACCACCTCCATGCGGCGATTGGCCTTGAGCGCCACGTAGTCGCCCCACTGGTTGTAGATCGCGGTCTCGCCGCTGGCCAGATTTTTCAGGCGGTAGGTGCCGTGCTCGGTGGCGATGATGATGCCGTGTGCGGTTTTGCCGCCGATCGGCAGCACGATGCACATCGATCCGGCGGGCGGGTTGCTGGTGTAGCCGAACTGCTGGAACAGCTCGTTATTCTGCAACTGTTCACCGGACAAGCCGTCGAGCTGCACGAATTGCACCGCGCCTGCGGCCTTGACCAGCGTGATCACGCCGCGAAAGGCGAGACGGATGCCGGACAAGTGGCGGCGGATGCGGGCGTCGATCTGCTTGATCATTGCGCGCCTCCGCTTACATCGATGATCTTGCCAGGCAGGCTGTTCTTGCCGCGCCGGTGTTTGTTCTTGTGCGGGTGCGCATCCGTCACCCACATACCGTCTTCCTTCAGCGTCAGCGCGGTGCGCGTACCGTCCATGCGGCTGCGGGTGAACTTGCGACCCATCAGAAAATAAATCGCGTCCAGGTTGTGCGGCTCGGAGATCACGCGGATGCGCTGGCCGGGCTTCCACAACAGCCCGTCTGATGGCTGGCTGGGTGCGGTGATGCGGTGGCCTTTGACCAGCGCGGAAATACTCAACCCGTTCAGGCGGCTGTCGGAGATCAGCTTGTGCGCGCGATCGACGCAGACGGCGGTGTTGTCCGCTTCGTGATCGGTCACGATTTTCGGACGGTACCAACTCACGCCATCATCTTTCCAGCTGCCGCGCAGCGCGTGCTTACCCTGTTCCATCTCGGTTCCGTGCGTCTGCCCGAGCACGGTCACTTCGGAATAGCGGCCATGCACCGATTCCTGCTTTGCCAGGCTGAGCACGTTATTGCTCTTGCCTGATTTACGCAGTACCAGCGTGGCCACCACCGGCGTGGAATAGTCAGGCCCGCCGATCACCAGCGTGCCGTCCGGATCAAACCACGGCCACAGGCCATTCGCCTCGGCGGCATGCGCCAGCGTATCCCATGCGCTATCGCCCGGCTCAACGTTGATCTTCTCGCGGGTGCGGGTCGCGTCGGCATCGATGCGGATTTTAGTGATGCCCAGCGTGCGCACGGTTTTGGCGACGATCTCTTTCAGATCGACCATCTTGGCCACGAACACCGGAGCCGAGCAATCCACCAGCACGGCGGCCTGATCACGCCCGGACATCGTGAACGTGTGCGAGGTCTTGCTGACCTGGTGATTTATTTCGTCCACCCGCCCGATCATCACCGTCTCGCCGCCGACCCTCACTTCCACCGGCGCGCCCACCACCACGTCCGGCGGCATCCTGCCGTCGGTCATGCCCAATGTGACATGCCATGCATCGGCAGGCGTGAGCAGGTCGGAGTCGATCTCATAGCTCGACCAGTCGCCGTGCGCCTGGCCCGCGATCAGCAGCTCGACAGTGTCAGCGGGCGTAGGCATGGATGCTGTCTCCGGCATTAACGAACGGGCTGCGCGCACCATTCAGGCGGTACAGTTCCGGCGCGCGGGTATGGTCGGCATACCACAGGTGCGCCATCAGGCGCAGATTGCCCGGCACATCCACCGTGCGCAGAATAAGCGGCGGACGCGCCTCGATGATCGAGCGCGCTGCCTCCTGAACCGCCAACCCTTGGTCTTTCAGCGGTTCTGTAATCGTCCTGCTTTGTTCGATGCCGTAGATCGCGCGTACCTGCTCGATGGCGACATTGATGGCGCTGCGCGCCGTGTTGCAGATACCCTCGATCTCGACCGGCGACAGCGTCGGCGTGGCGGCCTCGCTGACCAGCACAAAGCTGGCGGCATCCGCCAGCCCCACCGCCGTATTGACCTGCACGGTGGCGGCGGCTGCGGAGATCGCCTGCGCCTCGGTTGGCTCGATGCCGGAGGTGACCTGCGCGGGCGCGGCGGCGGGCGGCGCGCTGAATTCGGAAAATGCGGAAAGATCGTGCTGGACGCCAACCCAATCGGCGCTTACGGTTGGCGCGTTAACAACAGAAAAAGAATTGAGGTCGCTCCGGATGCTCGCCCAGTCGGCGGCAAGGCTGCCGCCGAAATCGCGCACATTAAGGATGCCGTCCACCAGCGCCGCGATGTCGTTCCCCCATGCGCGCGGGTAGGCCAGCACGTCCAGCCCGGACAGCACCACACCGGTCTGTGCGGTGATCGCCAGCAGCGGTGCGGTCAGCGTGTCGCGCAGCGCATCCAGACCGGCCAGCGGGTTGGCGGCGCGCAGGCGCTCGATCAGCGCCGCAGCAGATGCTGACGCAGAAGCAGTCGCAGCAGCACCGTGCTGGGCGACGGCGTCTGCCGTTTGCGACGGCAGGCTGCGGTCGAAGAACGGGCTGCTCGGCGTGGATTCGATGAACTCGACAGGCACAGATGCGTAATCCGGGGACTCGGCATCGTGGTGAACGGATGAGCGTGTTGCCTGGGCGTTTTTGATAGAGCCAAAAACAGGATGAATGAATTCGCCCGCACCGGGCTGATCCAGCACAGCAAGGAACGCCTGCAAACGGGTCTCGTAATCCTCGCCATAGAACACCGCCTCGACGCTGATATGGCGCGCGCCGCGCCCCATATCTTCGATATCAGAACCATCCACGTAAGGGTAGGAATGCTCGGCGATGGCTCGTTCCGAGCTATCGTCTGTTTTAACGACCTCGAAAACGATCCCTTTGAAGGATGCATCCAGTAATGTGTTTGCCCAAGCCATGTGCGCAGGTTACGCGCGCGCGAAGGGGCAGTTAAGGAGGAAGCCCTTCCGGGGTGTGCTGCTTAACGGCGGTCAGTTGCGGCTCGCTGTCTTTGCGTTGCGACGGTTGACCACGGTAGCGATCTGCTCGCCGTCCAGGTGCAGGGTGACTTCGATAGCCCGCTTGGCTTCCGCGTTACCGAACGCAGACATAATCGTCGCGATCATCCCGCCGATATTGTCGCCGAATTCGGTGCCCTTAATCGCGCCCTGGTACGCAAGCGTACCGGCACCATAACCAGCTGCCGTTGCAGCGGCCAACGGCACGGCAGCTGTCCCTGCCACCACGCCAGCGAGTGCGCCACCTGCGCGTGTAGCCAAGCCGCCCGCACCGGCAACCAAACCACGCCCTTTGGCCAGAATTCCCGCCAACCCCGCACCCTTACCGCCCGTCAGTACGGATATCCCGGCCATGCCGATGGCAGCGGCTGCCAGCGCGGTCAGCGCGGTGGTGGCCGCGACGGTGGCGGAAGTGAGCAGCGGGTATTCCTTGGCGATCGCGGAAAATCCATCCGCCACCGACCCGACCAGCGGCGTTAATTTCTCGAACGCGTTTTGCGTGGCGAAGGTTTTCTCGTTGGCGGCCTGTTCCGTCTTGAAACCGGCCTCTTCGGCAATCACTGAAAAGTTTTTGTCAGCCGCGCCTTCCCCCGCCAGCGTCTTTTTTTGCACGTCGGCCATATAGCCACGGTTGCCCATGATGCCGACCAGCGCCATCAACGCCTGGCGATCCTGCACCAGCTGCCCGATGGCGGAGCCTTGCAGGATATCCGCCTGCGATTCCAGCACGCTGCGCCGCTCCGCGCCGGTGGACGTTTTCAGCTTGCCCTGCAATGCCTGGTAGTTCTTGTCCTTGCCGACAACGCTATCTACCACGCCAACGAACGCATCGAGCGAATCCATCCCCTTGCCGCGCGCGGCGGACAGCGTGCCGGACAGGTTGATGCCGAGCCGCTTTGCATCCACTGCTGTGTCGCGGCTATTGATCTTGGCCAGCAGGTTGACCAGGTTATTGCCTGCCTCATCCTTGGTGCCCGCCGTGATCGCCGACGCCTGGTTAGCTGCCAGCAGCTTGGCCATGCCTGGAACGCCGGATATGCCGGATAACTTGGCGGCCGCCATCTGCTGCGGCAACCACTTGGCCATATCCTTCAGCTCGAAGCCGCCAGCCTGACCGGCGGTGATGGCCATGTCGATGACCTTTCCCATCTCACTCGGTTTGATGCCCATCGTCTGCATGCCGCGTATACCGATCTGCGCGAGCTGGCTGGGGTCTGCACCGGAAGCCGTCGCCGCCTTGGTCAAGGTCGGCAGCATCCCCATCGCATCCTTGCCGGACATCGCGCCGGAAGCGATCAGAGTATCCAGCGTTTCAGCGGCGCTCTCGCGCGTGCCTCCGCCGAGGCGCACGGCGTTGACGATGGATGTATTCAGCTCGCGCTTGCCCGCAATACGTCCGATGGTGTTGCGCTCGTTGAAGGCGGTATTCGACATCTGCGCCAGGCGCATGCCGTAGTCCATCGTCTGACCGACCGGCTTGGACAGCACATAGCCGCCAGCAGCGATACCGCCAGCGATGGCAGCGCCGGTCTTCAACCCACTCATCGCCTTCTGGCCGAGCGTGTATTTGCCCATCTCGTTGTTCAGCTCACGGATGCGGCTGCGCGTCGCGTCGGCGGCGCGCGCCTGCTCGCGCATGGAAAGCGTGCCGGATTTTTGCAGGCGGGAATAGGCGGCTTCGGTGCGCTGGATCTCGCGCTGGATATTCTGCTCGGTGCGAATGCCGAGCACCCCGGCGGCGGAACGCGCCTTGCCGAGATTGGCGACCGTACGGGACAGGGTGTCTGTGGCTTTGCCGGTGTTGGCGATACCATCCTGAAAGACGCGCTGCGCGCGAGTGAACCCGCTCGATGCGAGATCGCGCAGGCGCATTATCAGGGAGAGTTCGAGATTCTTTCCGCTCATGGATTTTTACTCTTTCTATGACCCTTGAATCGGCTGGTCTTGCCTTGCGGCTTGGCACCAGACAGTTGCGCGATCACGGACAGATGCGACTCGATCTCCGCCTCGGACATATCCAGCACCCGGTGCGGGTCGAATCCGGCGCGGGCGAGCAGCGCCTGCGCCCGGCGGACGGTGGTTAGCTGCTGCTCAGCGCATCGAGCTTTTTTTCGACTTCATCCGCCGCCAGTTCGATTGTGACGGCATCGCGGTCGATCATCCCCATCAGCAGTTCGACGGTGACCTGCTCTTGCGGCAGGCCATCGATGCTCACGCGCTGCGCCATCGTGGCGTAGCGCAGCGTATTCGGCGATGCGGATGCACCCACCGCATCGACCGCTGCGCAAGAATCGCGCAGGGTCGCCGGGCGGATGGAAAAGTCCTTGTAAACCTTGCCGTCCACCTCGACGCCGATCGGCAGCCTGCCTTTAACAGTCAGTGCGCTCATCGCTTACACCTTGTTCAAGCAATAAAGGCTGACGTCGCGCACCATCTCGCCTTCGAGCTGGTAGCGCGAGCCGACGCTGCTCACGTTGGAATCCATGAAGGTGGTGCGCTTGGTCGGGTTGCCGACCGGGTAGATCACGATCTGAGCGTCCTTCATTTTTTCCCACTCGTATTCGCCGGTGGCCGGAGCGGGCGCGGTGATCTTCATGTCGAACATCTTGATGCCGGTCACGCTGCCCTTGGCGCGGCCTGTCCGGTTCATCGTTTTAACGGGCTTGCGCCCTGTGTTAACGGTATCGTCGAAGGAAATGCAATCGACTTCCTTGCCGTTGATCTCTACCACTATCTCGCCATCGTATTCAATTGACATGCTTTACTCCTTTATGTGGCTGCCCTTCTATACATCAGGGCGAACGGGGTTTATTTATTAGCCATTGGTCACAGCAGCAGGTCGATGCGACCGGCGAACACATGCAGGCCGTTCACTACGTCGGTCGGTATCTTTGCGTTGAGGCGGTTCGGGTCTTGCGAGTCGCGCTCGACGATCAGGCCGTCCTTGTTGGCATCCACCTGTTCCACGATCTCCAGCTCTTCCAGCTTGTAGAGCACATCGAGCAACTGATCCCTGACCTTGGGCGCGGTGCGCTCCGATAGCTTCTCGCGCGGGAAGCGCAGGCTGATACGTTCGCGGCACGCCTTGCGCACATAGTCCAGCGTGCGGATCGTGGTGAGATCGAGCAGGCTGATGTCGGGGATGCTCTGCGCATCGAGCGTGTACGTGGTGATTGCGCGCACGATCTGCACCTTCTCGCCGGGGCCGACTTCCAGCGGGGTCACGCCGTTATTCAGCGCGTTTTCCTGCTCGGTACGGCTGAGGCGGTCGGCCAGTGCCGGGGCGGTGATGCCTTTCAGCTCCAGCAGGTTGAGCGGCCGTGCGGGGTCTTCTTCGCTGGCAACCACCGCGCCGTAAGCCGCCGCCAGTTCGCAGGGCTGCTCCGGCACCTTGAAGTTGGGTGCGGATATACGCCCGGCGTTGATCGTGCCCGCCAGCGTGGTGGAAGCGCCCAGCGTGCCGGTGTGGCCGTAGATGCCGATCGCGCCGCGCTGTTCCAGCGGGCCGCTCACGCTGTCCAGGTGCGTGCGCAGGGCGGTCAGGTTGGTGGCATCGTTCCAGGCAGCGATGATGATGTTGTGCCCGCCAGCAAACACCGTGACCAGCGCAGTGGCGATGGTCGGGTCGGTCGCGCCGGCTGCCATTGCCACCACGACGGCGGTGGTGCCGGCGGCGGTGGTGGTCGCTTCGACCTTGATGTTGTTGCCTTGAGTGCCCTTATTTTTAGCGGTCAGCGTCACCACGCCAACGGCGGCACCGGCCGTCACCGGCAGGTCGGGTTGCAGGGCAATCTGCGCGGCCAGCGCGGCACCGATCGCCGTGGCGGTATCGGTGGCGGCGACGGCGATCTGCACCAACTTGCCTGCCACCTTGACGGTGAGCACACCAGCCCCCGTAGCCGGGCCGGTCAGCGTGACCGTGCTGGTGGCGGCAACACCCGCACCCGCATCGTCCATCGCAATCGCTTCCAGTGCCAGGTACGGGTTGGCCTTGATCGCGGCGCGGCACATCAGATGCAACTGTGAGCCATTACCGAAAAAGGTCGCAGCTTCCGAATCCGAAAACACATTCGTCACAACACCGGCGGCGACGGTGCCAGCCGTTAAACGCTGGCCAACAATTAACGTGCGCTGCAAATTGCCCGGCAGCGTGCGCACCGCCAGCTTGGTGTTGAACTCGAAGTACTTGCCCGGCTTGCGGATACTGGACGGGATATTATCAAAGCTGATATTGGGGCTGGACATTATGCGGCTCCTTTCTTGGGTTTAACGATCACCAGATCGCCCTCGGCGATGCGGCGCAGGTAGTAAGCAGAATCGGGAACATCAAAACCCTGCTCGCCATCCGGCGGCGTTTCGGTGATGTATTCGCGCGGCTTGCCTTCTTTCGGCACCTTGATGCCTTTTACAGCGATGACTTTCATGATTTCCCCTATGACAGCGTTAAAGTGTCCGAAGCATCCGCGACGTTGTCGCCGGGCTTCAGGTAGTAGTTGATCCCCAGCTTCAGCCACATCGGATCAGTCGGGTCGATTGGCGCGCGCGGCTGCGTCTCGATAAACTCGCAGTGCCATTCCCTGGCAAACACCGCCAACCCTTGACCGTTCAGATTGGTGTTGTAAAGCGTCCGGATCGCGCCCGGCTTCAACCGGGTGATGGCCAGCCCGAGATCGCTACCGGCCAGCAGCAGGCTGACGTCCTGCAACATCTGGTACACGCCGACCTCCTTGATCACGCCGCCGACCTTCAACCCCTGGCGGGTGGCGCGCTCCCCGCGCACGTTGCGCGAGCCGACCATCGTCACGAACGTAGCCGGTGTGCGCCACTTGTTGCCCTGCGTGTTTTCCTTGGCGGATGCCCTGCATCCCGCGAACGTCACCCACACCGCCGGGAACTTGCGCACCACAGCGGCCAGATCGCCGTCCAGCTCGCCGCCGTAACTTTCCACGGTCGGCAACTTGTAGCCCAGCCCCGGCGTGGCGGATGCTGCCGTCACGATACGGGCGATGATGGCGTCTTCGATCTCGGAGATCATCTATTGCCCCGGTCAAACACCCGCGCACCTGGCGCGCTGAACTGAACCGTATTGGCGGGCTTGGCGATATTGTTCGCCGCATCCAGGCCGAGGCCGATCTTGCCGCTGGCCACGCTCTCCAAAAACTTGATGGCGTCCTTGTAGCGGTTGCGGATTTCGTCCGTTTCGGTGACGCCGCCGCTACCGCACAGCCGGTAGCGCGCGATATCGCAGGCAAAGCCGGTGAGTATCTTCGGCACACTGGCCAGCGGCAGGACATGGCGCGGTGCCAGGTACGGATCAATCTCCGCGTCCGCCTCGGCCAACGCGCCCGCCAACACCGTGTCATCGACCGTGCCGATATTGGTGCGGTCGGTGAGCGCGATCACTTCGGGTTCACCGAAGCGCGCAAGCATATTGGCTTTGGCGGAGTAGCTCATGGGTTACTCGGCGGCGATCTCTTCGTCGATCTCGACTTCGGTGACGGCCAGCAGCGCCTCGCCCTTGATTTGCCTGATCTGTTCCTTGCTCAGCTCGGAGAGCTTCACCACGGTCGCTTCCTTGCCCCATGCGCGTCCGGCGCGGCGGAATCCTTCGCGGCCGGATACCACGCTGAGCGCGGGCACCTTGACAGTCTTGCCTGCCGCATTCTGCGCGGCGGCGGCCTTGGCGGCAGCAGCCTTTTCAGCAGCGGCCTTTGCGGCTGCACCTGCGTTTTCTTTTGCCATGATTAACCTCGTATTGGTAAAGTTTGTAGGAGCGCGATTCATCGCGCGATGAATCGCGCTCCTACGGGGTTATCTTTAAGCGCCAGCGCCGGTTGAGCCGTAGCAGGTCTGCCAGAAACCGTAGCCAGCCGCCGCGCGAGCTTCTGCGCCGAACTTGAACTTCTTGCGGTTGAACACGTCATCGGCTTGCGGGTCGGTCTGCTCGACGAACACCGGGGCTTTGCGCTCCTGATAGATGAATGGCTTGATGACCTTGGTGGTGTCCAGCAGGAACCATGCGGTGGCCGAAGTCAGGCGCGGCGATACAACCGGCTTGAACATGCCCTTGTACAGGTTGACCTTGCCGTCTTCGAGGCGATCCGCCGTGTACAGCGTATTCGCCACGTCGCGCAGCGCGACCGGCACCAGCAGGATCGTCGGCGTCACGTTCAGCGGACGGCCTTCGTCATCCTTGAACGACCCCATCGCGGTCGCGGCAGCGCCCAGGCTGGCCATTGCCAGAGCCTGCGTTGCAGCGGACAGCACCACCACGCCCTTGTTGGACACGGATTCGGCAGCGCCGGTGGCGGGATTCTTCACCGGGTGATCGGTGTCGCACATAAATTGGCCGTCAAAGCACACGCCGGTAAAGGCAGCGTTAACCGCCTCGAACACCAATTCATCCGGCAATTGGGCAGACGATTCGCCAGCAGCCTGTGCCTGGGTAGAATAGATGCCCAGGTTGTCATCCTCGATGTCGTTACGGTCGGCCTCGACGGTTGCTTCGAAGTCTTCATTCTCGACTACGTACTTGAACGCTTCGAGCGACTTGATCTTCTTGTCGCCGACCCAGCGCTGCATCTTCGGGAACTTGCTCAGCCACTTGTAATCGTTCGAGCCGGACGTGCTGGCCACCTTCATCGCGATCTGCGGCCAGACGGATTCAACCGCGCCGAAGGCGTTATTGAACGAGGTCTTCAGGCTGACGAACAGGTTAGCGATGCTTTCGCGGTTGACGATCATGCCGCCGAACGCGATACCGAGCCCGGCATCACCCAGCGACAAGCCGCTGTGTGCGGCCGGAGCCGTCATGCCGAACAGCACAAGGGATGCCAGCAAACCGAAGCCGACGATCCATGCGAAAGATTTAACGAGTTTCATTTGTGTGTCTCCTATTGAGTTAACGAGGTTGGTTCGGGCTTACGCCTTGTGCACGGTGGCGCGGTAAGTGGCGGATGCGGCATCCACGGCACCGGCGGTGATGTTCGTCGCGCGCACCGTTACCACGTTGGCGGCGGATACGAACGCCTGAAAGATCAACCCGGCAGTGGGTGCGGCGGGCAAACCCAGCGACACCGCATCGCCGACCGCTGCACCGGCAACCGCGATGGTCAGGTCGGCGCTCGCAGCCGCCGCGATCGAGGCGAAGTCCAGCGCCGCCGTGGCGGTCAGGTTGGCGTGATCCGCTTCACCGACCAGCACGCCATCGCTATCGACCGCCAGCACGATGCCTGCCGGTGAGCGGGTGCCGTTGCCGTTGGTTAGTGCCACAGTCAAGTCATCGACGATGTAGCAGAGCTTGCCCAGGCTGGCCTGAGTGACGGCATCCGCGCCACTGTTGGCGAACTTGAACGCCTTGCCGCGACGCACCAGCACGCTGTTTGCACCAGGCGCGAGGCCGGTGTTGTCTTTGGTCTCTTCGGCGCGGCCCAGGTAGGTGAGCGCGGTAGAGATTGCGCCGGGTGTGGCGTAGCCGGTAGCGTTGGCAGCGACCAGGCCGCCTGCGAAAATCTTGACGGCAGCCATCGGAACCGAAATCAGTTCACCGTCGGACATTTGAGTGTTGCGATCAGCAGTTAAAGGCATGTCTTTCTCCTGTTGGTTTGTTAAGGGTTAAACCGCAGCCTGCGCGGCCAAGGTCTTCTTGAAGTCTTCCGGGTTAACGCCCGTACTGCGGCACATCGCCAGCTGCGACTCGGACAGCTCGCCAGCCGGTTGACCTGCGGGCGGCACGCCTTTGGTCTGCGTACTGGCCAGCGCGGCAACCGTCTGCGCGGTGTCCAGGTACTGAGTCAGCGCGGCCAGGTCTTTCTTGCCAAGCTCGCGCGCCCACGCTTCTTGCGGCGGCAGAAGCTTGCCCGCAGTCAGTGCGGTGGTGACCACTTCGCCGACTTCGCGCTCGATCTTCTCGGAGCGCAGGGCGGCCACTTCGGTTTGTAGTGCGGCCATCGCATCGACCGGCACGTACCTGGCAGGATCGGGGGCGGCAGATTTCAGGCTGGCAACTTGCGTACCCAGCGAGGTCACCAGACTGGTGACACTGAAACCGGCAGCAGCTACAGCTTCCGGTTGAGCCGCCTTGATTGCAGCCGTCGCCTTTTGCAATTCCGCCAACACGTCTTCCGCTGTGGCCAGCGTCGGCAGATTCAGCATCCAGCGCAATTGTTCGAGCAATTCTTCCAGGTTCATATTCAGCTTCTCCTCTTGGGTAAATACAGCGGTTAAACGAGCACTGACTTCCTCCATGCCATCGATGGCAGCGTTGTTGGTCAGTGCGGCATTGAGAATCTTTTTGACTGCGCCGGTCTTCTTGTCGTAGAAGATCACCGGCGAGATGAAGCGGTATTCCTTGGCTTCGATGTGCAGCTTGGCCGTATCAGTCCACTCGACCTTGGCGAACAAGCCCTCGCCTTCACGCCACTCCATACCCTCTGCGGTGAACCAACCGGCAGCCGGAGCCTTCTGACCGTTCTCGGCAGACAACAGGGTTTGATGTTCGTAGTCGATGACAATGGGATTTGCCAGGACAGCGATATCGGCGATGAGTTTGGCGGCGATGTCGGCATTGGTCAGCCAGGCGGCACACTCGGCAGGACGACCGTCGCGCGAACGGAATTCACCAGATGGCAGCAATTGCACATAGCCGTTCGCGTCAAGCGCGAACGAACAGGCCGCAAAAGCGACCGATTGAGAGCGTGCTGACTTGAATGTTTTGGATTTCATGGTCGCCATTGTGGCGAGCCATGCGAGGGGAGTTAAGGCGGAAGAGGTTCCGGGGGTGTTTCGTGGAACTCTTTTTTACCCTACCAGAACGGATAGAAAAATGCAAAATGTGGCACTACAGCAAAACCCGCACCCTGAAAGCAATAAAAAAACGCCCAACGAGGCCGTTAGACCCCCGTTAAAAACCGCGCTGGGGATTTTTGGCTACGTTGGGCGCTTGGCTGTGAAAAAATCGCCACAGGGGCGCTTTTTTCGATTGGCGGAAAATCACCCGCCGATGACGTTGGTCAGATAGTCGTTTGCCAGGCCAAGGATAGCTTGCTCGGCTTCCGGCTGAAGGTTGCCCTGGGCGTCTGCCGGAATAGATGGGCGCGGCTCGATCGTTGCCTTGTGTCCGCGACCTGCCTTGCCGCCTGCATGCTGAATGGCCGCATAAACCTTGTTGCTGCCGATCCATGCACTATTCGAATCGTGGCCTGGCGTGAATGATGCGGCGAGCTGCCCGCTCTCCTGCATGATCTTGCCGGGCCACGATCCGCGCTTCATGCGCGCCGCGATCGTTGATGGTTTTAACCCCAGCCACTTCGGGCGGCCCTCTGCTTCAAGGTTAGCCTCGGTCTGATCCCGAAACTCTGCGGAGATCGATCTGGCCAACGGTGTCGTGTCCCGCGTGGCCTGCCCCATTTGCGCCAGCACGGCCAATGCGCTTTTTGCTTCGATCTTGATTTCGTACATGGCTAACCCCTATAATCCGCACCAGCAAGGTCGGCTGTACGCCGATGGGTAATGGCTAAACTGCACCGCAGCGAAGTATGCGAGTTCGAGTCCCGCCGCCGACCTTCACCTCATTTCATCTTCACGAACCGCGCTTCATCCAGCAATCTTCCCGTGCCGTCATTCGTCGGCGGTAGCCGATAGGCATTTACAACCGCATCGAGCTTGCCGTGGTGTTTGACGTTGGTCGCCGCATCCACAGGGATGTAGATCAGCCCGCCATCACCGTCGCTTGCCACGTACACCAGCGTCTTGTGCAACGTGTCCCAATACACCGCGTCCGGCTTGGCGATAACCTGCGGCAGCTCCTGGTATTCTTCCAGCGTCAGCGCGATGCCACCGGCGTGGTGCTTTTGGTTATCCGCATGCACCAGGCGTTTTTCCGGCAGCACCAGCACGCGCGCCGCATCTTCGCCGCTGTTGGCCTTGGCGAAGTCGGCTATATCCTCGGAGACGAAGCCGACCACCTGCGCTTCATGCCCCGGCGCGCGTTTGGCCAGTGCATTGCTTGCCCAGCTTGCGAACGCCTGGTGGCGCAGAGCGGAGTTGTTGATCGCCTGCACGGCCTGTACGCGGATCGCGCGATCTTTAACCGCGCTGATCTTGCGCATCACCTCGACGTCATTGCCGAATACTGCCTTGCCTGGGTTGTAGCTCCAGCCCGCATCCGGCGCGAAGAGCTTGTCCTGTCCGTCCACCTTCACGCGCAGCGCCTTGACCTGCGCGGTGCTGCCATCCTTCATCGGGATCTCGTGATCGATCAGGCGGTCGCCGGAAGTTTCCACCGTGCGGCCTTCGCGCTCGACCGCAGCGGAGGTCATCGCACTCACGCGGCAGCGGCAGTTGAAACCGTTGGGCGGGTAGTGGGTAGACCACAGCGCATCGTCGTAGCGGAACACGCGGCCATTCATCGCGCGGTGCATCGGCCGGGTGCGTCCATCCAGCACCGCGACATACCGCCAGTACGGGTGGCTGTCCGCGCTTTCCATCATCGATCGGTAGCGCCCGGCCATGTAGGCGGTTTGCAGGTTGGTCTGGTAGATCGTCTTGAGGCGGCGCGGGCTGCCGAGTTGCGCGGTGCTGACCTCACCTGTAGTGGTGTCGGTGTGCTCGGTCTTTCCCCACCAGCCCTTGGCCTGAAGGATGGGCGTTAAATTCTTCTTGAAGTCGTGAAAGGTAGTGCCGTTGTTTAACGCATCGTCGAGCGCGCCGCGAATATCGTCCAGGATATCGCTGTTGAGCACCTTGGCCACGGTGAAGGCTTTGGCATGCGCTTCCTGCCACAAGTCTTTCCAGTTCCAGGTGATCGCGTAGCCCTTGGACTGAAAATACTCGATCGCCTTCTCGGGCGGCAAGCCGAACACGGCGGAGAGATCAACCTTGTCCATTTACGCTCAGACGCCCCCACACCTCGGCCACGAACATCGCGCGCGCCAGCGTCTCTTCGAGCTGAAGCGTGTCCATCGCTGGGAAGGTCGCGGCCAGCTTGTCGTACACCTCGGCGTAGTCAGCGGATGCGGCGATCATCTCCAGCACCGGCTTGAGCGCGGCCACCGCCTGACCTTGCAGCAGATCCGGCGCGATCGCCTCGATCGCGGCATCGAGCGCGGTCTGATCGGGGAATGGATCGCCTGCGCTGTTGTTCGCGCTAAGCGCGGCGGCCTTGAGCGCGCCTTGACCCTTCGATACCTCAGGGCGAACGGAAGGCACGCCCAGCACCTCATCGCCTTCTTCGGCCATTGGAATGCCCGCGCGCTCGTGTGCCCACTCCGCTTTAATCTTCATGCCGATGCCGACCAGCTTGGGCAGCGCTTCGGCCAGTACGCCTAGATCCTCGCTATCGTCGAACATGAACTTGAAGCGCGGCAAGCGGCGGCGATCATCCACGCCGCCCTTGTTCAGCGCCAGCAGCGGATACACCAGGTCGCGGGTGAGCGTCCCGGCCAACTGGATCGCGTCCGACACCATCAGGTCATGACGCACTTCGTTGTGGACGTTTCCCAGGGCGTTGGTGCTGCTTTTTCCATCCGCCTGGCTGGTGAGCGTGCCGCCGAGGATCGCCTTGCTCTGGCTCTTCTCGCACCAGTCGATCATCGCCATGAACGCGTCTGGCGACCCTTGGGCGGCTTCCTGAAAATCGATGGACATGCCTTCCGGGATGATCCCGGCGGCATCGTGGCCGATAGACATCACCGCGCGCAGCAGCGTGGATTTCTCTTCGTCGGATGCGCCGCCCTGGTATTTGCCCAGGCGCAGCGGCAGGCCGTAGATTTCGAGGAACTCGGCGAGATCCCCGACCGAGTAATTCTTGAACAGGTACGGCCATGACAGCACGCGGTGCAGGCCGCAGCGGGCGATGTAGCCGCTCTTTGATTTGTGCGTGTGGGTGATCCAGCCGAACGGTTGCAGCAGCTGACCGTCCAGCGACATATCGCGCAGCCGGATCTGCGTGCGCGTTTCGCGGTCGGTCTGGAACCAACCTTGCGGGCGGTGCGTGATCTCTTTAGGTAGCCACTCGCTACCGAGCAGTTCCCATTCGATCTCCTGGCATGAGAAGCCGTGGCCGATGCCGTCCAGCGCATCCAGGATCACATCCTCGAAGTTCGGCACGTCCTGGATCAATTCCTTCGCGTAACCGGCCAGCTTGCGCTCGGTAGCGCTGGCGTTACGCGGCGGCACGATGTCCCAATCCACCGTCAGCAGCGCGCGCTTGCGTTTGCCCATCTCGGCGTGGATGTGCGCGTCCTTCTCTTCCATGTCCATGAACAGCTCATGCTGCATGCGGATATCGCCTTGCTCCGCACCTTCAAGGATGCGCGCCAGTTTGACTGGCGTTAAACCGCGCGACGGATGAGACGCAAATTCGCGGTGCAGCTGTGCCAGGCGCGAGGTCTGCGGCTCGGTCAGCTCGGCGCGCTTGATCGGTTTGCCGGATACGTCAAGGATTGCTGAGGTTGCTACCATGCTCTTCTCCCGCTGTAATTGTCATCAGTGCGCTTGGGCACGCCCTGGTATTCGATGGGTGCTACCTCGCGCTTCATCGCGTAGTGGCCGAGGAACAGGCTGATCGCCGAGTCGCCGTGGCGCTGCAGCTGCGGGCCGTCCCCCTTTTGTGTCTTTGACTTCGGCAGCTTGGGTGTGCCGTCGATCACGCGCAGCGCGCGCAAGTCGTCGCGCACCTGGCTATCCTTGGGAATATCGTCCAGCGTGCCATCCTGCAACGCAGCCTTGAAGCGAGGCATGTTGGCTAGATAGAACGAATCGCTGAGCATCACCAGCTCGATGCGTGCCAAGCCAAACTTTTGCGCGGCACGCTCGGCCAGATACTGGCCGTTGCCACGCGCATCCAGCGCGCCGGAGCGGAAGCGCGGCAGGCGGCTGACGATGTAGATCAGGATCTGCTCTTGCTGCCGGAAAGGACAATTCGACAGCTCGACCTGCCCGCGCACGCGGGTGGTGAGATCGCGGCCTTCTTCCATGATGTCGATGATGGTCAAGTCGCCGGTGCGCCCGAAGTCTTCGCCGAAGCCGTGCGCGAGGTCTTTGTTGAGCGCACCCAGTATTGGCTTCAGATGCTCTTCGCACCATTCGGCCACTTCCGCTTCGCGCTCCCAGTCCGGCAGGTAGGCAAACTCGGATGTCCAGCGTCCGCGCACCAGCGGCGTGTCGATGTTCATGCGCGCCTCGATCAGGCCCATCGTCAGGTATGCGCCGCCGGATTGTGACGGCACCACGTCCAGCTCTTCGGCGGCATCGTCACCATAAAAGGCATAGGCGTCTTCCACCCACTGCGCTTCGCCTGCCTGCGTCCACTCGATGCCCCGGCGCAGGCACACGCGCTGATACAAGCCCTGCGCAACCGCATCGCGAAAAGTGAAGCGGTGAACCGAGCCTTTGCGCTTCTTGGCGCGCACTTCCTGAATGAGTTCGTTGAAGGCGTTGTCCTGGCCGTCATGCGTCGAGATGATGCGCACCTTGTCGCCCCACAGCAGCATGGCCATCGCGGCCTTGAGCAGCTGCGCGAGATCGTTATGGAACGCCGCTTCGTCGATAACCACAACGCCCTGCTTGCCGCGCAGATTGGTCGGGCGCGAGCTGAGCGCCACGATACGGCGGCCGGTGGACGGGAAGTCGATCTTGAAGCTTTTTATTTCCTTGTCGCCGTCGACGAAGATGCCTTCCTCGATCTCGGATGCGGCGTAGTCGAAGGCGCGCGCCCACATCGCGCACGCCTCGATGTATTCCAGCGCCATGTCCTGCGTCGGGCCGATGTAGAAGACGTTGGTGTTGTTCTCTTCCTGCGCGGCCAGCAGCACGTTATCGGATGCCTCCGCCCAAGTCAGGCCGATCCGGCGCGACTTTTCAGCGATCTTGAGCTGGCTTTCGTCCGCTACCCATCGCTGCTGATAGGGCAGCAAAACGACCGGCGGCGCATCCTTGCGCGCCGCATCGCTCGGTATGATGACCGGAAGGGGTTTAGCCTGGGATGCCAAGGATTCGCCTCTTGATCTCGCTGACCGCAGCGGGCGACAGACCGCCCTTCTTGGCGATCTTCTCGACGGCATCGGCAGCCGTGGCCGCTTTCTCGCGCACCTCGGTGGCCCACTGCTTTTGTTTAACGGTGGCGTTGGACAAGCGCGCGACCATCAGGCCGATCTCTTTCATCGGCGCACCTTCTTCCATCTTGAGCAGGGTGTCGAACGCCTTTTGCTGCACCAGGCGGATCAGCGCGTCGTTCATCGCGCCGGCATCGTCCGGGATGGATTCGGATATCGCCCTGGCTTGCTCGGTGGCCATGCGCAGCGCAGAGAGCCGGTTCTCGAATTCTTGCCCGTAGCGGTGGACGGCGGACTTGCTGATATCGAAGCCGCGCTCTTTCAGCTCGGCGGCGAGCAGCTCGTAATCGGCGAAGTTGTTATCCGATAGCGCACGATCCAGCCAAGCTTTGGTCGCTGGCGGAAGCTTCGCAATCTTGCTGCGCGGCGCCACGATCAACTAGCCCAATACTTGGCAGGCCGAGCAATGCCCGGATCGCAGTCAACCGTATACTCGGCAACATCTGTACCGTTGCGCGTGAGGTCTGAAAACCAGCGTCCGCCCGGCTGCTTGTCCAGCTTCACCAGCTCACGGTCGGACAGGTAATCCAGTGCGCGCCGAACCTCAAGCGCGGTGGCATCCGAAAACATTCCCTGCACAGTGGCCAGCACCAATTCTTCGTACGCGCCCATCGGGCTGGCGTTGTGCAGCGTTAAAATCACCAGCCAGCGCAAGGTTTCGCGCCGCACCTTATCCTGATCAATCATGTTTTGCCCCCTGTATCTGTACCACCTCAAGTTTGCTGTAAAGCGCATCCAGCTTGGATTCGATCACCGTCTGCCCGCGTATGTAGTCTTCGCGGCGCACGTACAGCACCGGCATATCGATCTGGAACTTGGAAAAGTCTTTCTCGAATTGGCGTAATTGCTTGGCCACCTCGGCGTCTTCCGTCGCGCGCTTGGTCAGGTCTGCCTGAATCACCGCAAAACGCTCGCTCAATTGCGTCTTGAATTGTCGCACCAGAATCGTGCCGAACAGCCACACCACCGAGGCGAACGCGCCGATCAGGGCAGCGACAGCCATCACCAATTGCCAGAGATCAATCTGCAAAGTCATTTTCTTTTTTCTCGCTTTTCGTAATCGTCGCGGCAATCGGCATCACAAAAACAGCCCTCGAACACCACCTCGTCGCAGTTGTAGCAAAAGCCGAGCGGCGGCATGGAGGGCTTGGCGGCTTGCGCGGCCAGGGCACGATCGCGATCTTCCTGTTCGCGCTGACAGCCCATGTCTATCGCGTCAGTCACTGCCCGCCCGCTCGCACTCCGCCAGCTTGCTCAGCTGATCCCGGCACTGCGCCGCCAGCTCCATCGCCTCGATGTGGTTGTCCAGCAAGTCCGCCAAGCTGCCCGATCTGGCGGGCGGCGGCGCCGGGCAGGGTGTAGTCAGGTTCGCCGGGCAGGGGCGCGGCTGCGCCGGCGTTGGCGGCGTTCCAGAGGCGCAGGCCGTCAGCATCGAGGCCGCAATCAACACCACTATGCGTATCGACATAAACATTCACCTTCTCCTTGATCGTGCGGTACACCACGCGGATCTTCTCGCGCGTCACTTCGCGCTGCGCGCCGACCGCTTCGCGCCGCGTCGATTCCTTGTCCGCAGCCGCCACCCCGGCGCGGGTCTGTTGCAGCGCCTGCGCATCGCGCCGGTCTGATTCGCGCGCGACACCCTGCACATAGCCGAAGCCGATGCAGGCCAGCACCAGCAGCAGCACGGCGAGAACACGGTAAGGGAGCGGGATCACACGCATGCGATCGCGCCCCCCCAGCCCGCGTAGACCGGTTGCCAGCGCGTCAGGATCAGGCGCGGATAGCCACGGTTCTCGGCAAAGTTGGCCGCACTGCGCCCGGCGTTAACTTTTTCCACATGGCCGAACCAGATCGCCGGGTTTAACGATCTGGACGCCGCCAGCTTCTGGTCGCGGTACACCCAGCCCAGCCCGCCGTTGTAGGCGGACAGAGACATGGCCATGCGCTCGCACGCATCGGCAGCCTGCACGCGATCCCACAGCCAGCGGTCGTAGCTGACCAGCGCGCGCAGCGCCCAGCCGGGGTTGTACGGTTGCGCGGCGCCCCAGCGATACACGCCGGAGATCCACGCGGACGTGGCCGGCATGAATTGCGCCATGCCCTGCGCCCCCACCGGGCTGCGCGCATCGGCGCGCCAGCGGCTCTCCTGGTGGATCTGTGCGGCGAAGGCGGCGACCGGCGCATCCATGCCCCACACGGCGCGCGCCTGGCGCGTCAGGTCGCGCTGGTGGCGCAGCGCATCACGAGGGACCTCGGCGACCCCGGCATGCACATCCCGCGCGCAGAACAGCAACAAGGCCAGCGCGGCAATGGCGGCACACAGCGCCGCCACCAGCTTGTCTCCTTTGGTGAGGCGCGCCATCGCTACATCCCCAGGCTCACCGCCAGCATCGCGCAGCCGACGATGATCGCGCGGCGCAGCATGGCGCACGCCTGCATGACCGGCGCAGTGAGCAACTGCGGGTTATCAGGCCGCGCATACGGGAACAGCGAGCGGTCGATCCAGTAGCCGACCACGGCGGCCATCGTGATCAGCGACAGCTTGTACAGCGATACCGGCAGTTGCTGCGGCGACAGCACGGCGATCGCGGCGAGCAGCACCAGCGTAATCAGCAGCCAGTCGGCCATGCGGGGGATTTTGCTCATTTTTTGATGCTCCAACGGGAGGGGGTGAACAGGCAAGCTTGCGTCTGGTGTGAGTAATGCCCGGTCGAGCGGTACACACACAGCCCATGCTCGGGCATGCGCGCATCTTCGTGGCGCGTCCATTCGGCGCAGTTGCCGCACCGGTGCCGGGGCGAAAGTTCTTCGCAGGTTTGGCAGTTTGCGCAGGCTGGCTTGGGCGGATGAGTTGTGTTCATGACGCGCAGGTTACGCGCGCGCGCGGAGGCAGTTAAGGCGGAAGGAGTTCCGCTAAAAGAAAAGCCCCGCACTGGGCGGGGCTGGGATTTTGTAGGTTGGGATTTATCCCGACACCGTGGTGATGTCGGGTTGAAACCCGACCTATGCTGTCATCTGCTGTCAATAGCCTATAGAAGATTTGCACTCATCAAGCGCAGCGTTAAATCGGTCTCTGGTTATGTAGCGCCCGCCACGCATTACCGATGTTGTACCATCCATTGCATGTATGGTGGCTAATACGCAATTTCGGTGCTTTCCCGCTGCTGCATTGTCCTGTTGGTCATTCCACCCCCGAATAATTATAAGCAGCTCATCCAGCGTTGGCGTTACAGACGCTGAATCCCCACGCTTATCGGCATCTGCGATTACCCCATCAAGACGCTGCAACGCATTCACAGTGATTTTTGCCGCAAGAAGAGCATCGCCCTTGCTCCATTGTTTTTTCTCAATTCCGGCTTGTTTAAATGTCATTGGAATTTCTTCAGGAGTTAATTTGTTCACTGCCAATACGGCCACGATTGCCAAGAGGAAACCACCTCCCAAACCAATTGCACCTGAGTGTTTCCATTTCATGGATTGTGCACCAATTAAAAACACTACCCATACACCAAAGAACACTATTAGTGGATTCATCGTCTTCTCCCTTCGTTAAAAAACGTCCCGCACTCTAAAACAACCCGCACTGCCTGTCATCCGCCATCTCGCCGCCGTCCAGGATTTCGCGGATGTGGCGCACGGTGTATTCGTAGCGCAGGGCGAGTTCGTTTTGCGTTGCGCCTTCCGCGTATTCCTGACGTATTTTTCGATGGAGCAGCACCCGCGCGGCTTTTTCGCAGCGCGCGATTTCCAGCACATCGCCCCCGTATTCGGCTACCAGCGTGGCGAATGCCTGCGCGCCGATCAGGTGCAGCAGGTAGTGGTCGGCGCTGATCTTGACGGGCACATACACCGGCATGCCGCCGCCATGCTTCTTGATCAGCTTCAGCGCCGCAGCCAGGCCGATGGCCTTGACCAGCCATTGCACCGAGGTCGGCAGCAGGTGCAGGTCGGTTTCTTCGAGGCCGATGATGTTCATTCGGGTGCCCGCCCACACGTTTCACGGGTCGCCGCTTCTTCCTTGTGCTTGCGGGTGCGTTCCAGCACGCCAGCCAGCAGCCAGAGCTGGCCCTGATCCATCATTTCCAGCTTGCGGGCGATGCCGGTCTGACGCCTGGCTGCGCCCTCGGCATACGTCTTACCCACCTTCATGCTGCGGCACACGGCGCAGATCTTGCGCAGCAGCGGCTGGCGGTCGGCGGCGGCTTTGTCGATGAAGGCCCATTCGTTGGCCACGACCTTGAAGCCGCACGCCTTGAGGTGGTCGAGCACTTTCTTGCGCCCGGCGAAGTCCAGCTCGATGCTGCTCTTCACCCGCGCCACCGTCCACAGCATGGCGCGATAGGTCTCATCGTCCATGCCGAGCTGCTGCTTGGCGATGTGGATCAGCGTGATCTCGCGGCGCTTGATGTCGGCTTGTTTGGCGGGGTATTTGTTAGGCATCTTTCAATCCTCGGTTGGCTTTGTAAGATTCGGGCTGTTTTCTTTAAATGCCGTTAAACTTTCTCTCGCAGCCCGCTACTTGTAACGGGCTGGAAGCGAGGGTTTAGCTGGCCACCGCGTCCTTCAACGCCTTGGCGGCGCTGAAATGCGGCTTCGTTTTGGCCGGGATGTCCATCTCTGCGCCGGTGGCCGGGTTGCGGCCCTTGCGCGCTGCGCTGGTCTTGACGCTCAGCTTGCCGAGGCCGGGCAGGGTGACTTCGTTGCCTTGCTGCAATTCGGCTTGCGCCACGCCGCCCAATGTATCGAGCACTGCGGCGATAACGACCTTGGATACGCCCGCTTCGTAACGGCTGATAACGGCCTCGTTGATTGCGTTGATAAGTTCTTGCTTGGTCATGTGTTGCTCCTTTGGATAGATGGTTAATGTGCTGCATGGGCGGGTGATGCGAACCACGGCGCGCCCCTTAGCCGTGGTTCTTCAACAGAGCTTCGTCAACTTCAAAAAATCCCAGCCTGCCTTTCAGCGGGATGAATGGCAGCTTCTCCGGTCTGGCCAGCACAAAGCCGAACGGGCCGGTGAACCACGGCGTATCCATGTACGCCGGGCAGCCGTTGTTTTGCGATACGCAGTCGATGATTTCCACGGAGCCGATAATCCCGCCGCGTTTCAAATTATCGAATGCCGGCACACATATTTTTGGATCAATCGACATAGCAACGCACAATTCGATTTCCTCATATTCTTTATGCGTCATGCCCTTCGCCGCATGTATCAAAGTCGGGCCGCGATGGTTCGTGTACCAGGTGCGGTTCTCGACTGGCTTAAAGCCGTTGACGATCAACCATGCCCACGGCTGGCGGATACTGATGGCTTTCATGCAGCCACCACCTCTGCCGCGCCCTTGAGCAGCGCGCCGACCATCTTGTCCACTTCGCTGTCGGTCGAGCTGACGAACACGACGTCGGTGTCGCTGGTGATGGTGACGCCGATCTTCTTGATCTGCTCGGCGGTGAGGTTGTTGATCGCCTCCTTGGAGGGCTTTTCCTCGGTAACGATCAGCGTGTCGGCCAGTTCGGGCAGGTGCCTGCGGATCAGCTTGATTGTCTGTGCGGCATCGCCAAACTCGATCTTGCCTTTCTCTTTGCGGTATCCGGCCTTGATGCCGTAGAAGATGACGCTCTTCGGCTTGACGAAAAGCGTCGGCGATTTCTCGACCAGGGCGCGCAGCTCCTCGCTGGTCTCGGCGGCCTTGTTCACTGCGACCTTGAGCTTGGCCATGTGGCTGCGCTTGAGGGCTTCGATGCCGTCCCGCAGCGCGGTGACGATCTCGCTGAGCTTTTCGCGTGCCTGGGCGTGGGCTTTGGCTTTCGCTTCGATTTGTTCCATTGTTGGCATGGTGTTTTCTCCTGGTTAAGTGGGTAGGTGAAGCTGGCCGAGCAGGTCGGTCAGCGGGATTCTTCTGAGGCGCGATTCGAGCGTGAGGCTGTGCATGGCGCGGCTGCGCAGGAATTCGCAGGTGTTTTGCAGCTCCTCGGCGGTGGCGGCGATGTAGTAGCCGTCCACTGGCGTGCCGCACACCGCGTGGCCGTCTTCGCGCAGCTCGCTGGTAAGCGTGCGCACATGGCGCTCGGTGGTGTCGAGTTGCGTCGCAAGCGCCTTGACGCCGATGCCGTTGCCCTTGCCGATGTGGCGCGTGAGCAGGCTTAGAAGTTGGTTACTGGTTGCCATAGTTGCCTCCCTGGTAGCTGGTTGAACTTCTGAACGTCTTGGTGAACCTCTTATCGATGCAGTGCCCTCGCCGGCGCAGCACATTCCCCAGCCGCGCGCGGTCGCGGTGGCTGTGCGTCGCTTGGCGCAGCAGGCCGAAGTAGCTGTTGGCGGTCTCGAACAGTTCGTCCGCCGGCATCTGGCTGGTGCGGCTCAGCGCCTCGTTGAAGGTGCGGCGGCGTGTGGTTCTGCGCCAGGGCTTGATGACCTGGCCGACGAAGTCCACGCCGCGCGCGACAGGCTGCAGGATGGTCTTGGCTGGGTTGAGGCTCAGCCCGAGGTGTTCGGGTAGCCATGCCTCGATGTCAGCCTTGGCGGTATTCAGCCACTGTGGAGATTCGTGCAGCAGCACCATGTCGTCCACGTAGCGCACGTAGTGGCGGCAGCGCAGGCCGTGCTTGATGTGCTGGTCCAGCGCGTCCAGCAGGACGTTGGCAAAGAACTGCGAAGACAGGTTTCCGATTGGCAGGCCGCGGTGCGCCGGCTGGCTGGTCAGGCGCTTGTGCCTGGGCACGCGCAGCAGCAGCTCCGGCTGGCCGCGCAGCTCGAAGTCGGAGCGCGGGTCGTGAAACAGGATCTGCTCGGCTAGATCCAGCCACCAGCCGTCAATGCGCTTGGCCAGCAGGCTGCGCACGACGTGTTTATCGATGCTGACGAAGAAGTTGGCCAGGTCGAGCTTGAGGTAATGCGCCGGGCGGCTCCAGTTCTGGGTGATGCTGAGGATCTTCGCTTCCAGCCGCCGAGCACCGTAGAGCGTGCCGCGTCCGGGTATACAGGCGCAGCTATCGGCGATGAATCCGGCGTAGAAGCGCGGAGAGATGCGGTTATACAGCAGGTGGTGCACGATGCGGTCGCGGAAATCAGCGGCCCATACCTCGCGCGGTTTGGGGCGGGTGATGACGAAGCAGATACTCTTGCCAGGCCGGTAACGGCCCTCCTGCAACTCGTCGTTCAGGCAGCATAGGTTGCGCTCCAGATTCATCTCGAAAGCGGCTGCACTGGCGCTGTTGCGTTTGGTGCGGCGGCAGTCGAAGTAGGCTTGTATCAATTCCTCGAAAGAAAAGTCAGCATGGTGGCGTGCGGATTGAGCTGCGGACGGCGCGAGCGCGGCACTTGTTGTTGGTGTTGTTCCAATTCTGGTTTCCATTGTTGAAGTTCTGATTCCAGGCGGAACCTGCCGAGCGCTGCGGTTTATCGTGCTATCTACGTCGCCTTTCCGACCGCTGCAGTCGGTCAGAAAGGAAACTGCGCCAGACCTGCCCTGGGCAACTAGCCCTGCGGTATCTGCGGTGCGCATGGCGGTGGCCTGTGTAGCCAGCGGCACGACCAGATCAATATTTCGCACAGTCGTCATAGCCTTGACCCTGACGAAGCGGGCGACATTGCGTATTTGCGCCATCCCCCAGCCTGCTTGCCGACCTTATCGGTCAACGCGATGGCCTTGGCATACTGACCGGTCGAGATGAGCCGCTTGTCGCGCGAAAGGCGCAACAGTAGCTCGGCAACCTGCAACCGCTCGATCAGCGTTTCGAGATGCGAAGCCTTCTCTCTCGCACAGTTGGCGCGGAAGATAAGCGTCACGATCTCTACGCACTCATCCCGTAGCTTGCCGCCTATGCTTTGCTTGAAGTCGCGCGGCATATTGCGGGCAAGGTCGGTGATGGCGTCGAGCAGGTCGTAGGCCACTTTGTAGATGGGCAGTTCTGAGGTGATTGCCATGCTGAATAAATTAATTAATTATTGAATGGTTAAATGGCTACTGATCTGCGGACGGCGCGAGCGCGGCACTTGTCGTAGGTGTAGAACCAAAACTGGTCCCCATTGCCGAAGTGCTGACCCCAGGCGGAACCTGCCGAGCGCTGCTCGCCAGACCAGTACCAGTTCGGCGTGAATTCCTCCGGCAGGTTGGCGAACAGCAGGGCTTGTTCGCGGCGCGTCGGCAGCTCGCCGCCTGCATCGGCAGCAAATTTCTTGGCATCGTCCCAGTTCGTTTCTTGGGATTCACCAGGCAGCAGGATGATGTGCTGATCGGGCGCTCCGTTCTTACCGAGCAGCAGCCCGGCGTACTGTTCTCCCTCCTTGAGCAGGGATTCCAGGAATGCGTTCTTTGTGGTGTTCATTGAACTCTCCTAATTGATGAATGCTGAATCGTTAAAGTGGCGATCTGCGGACGGCGCGAGCGCGGCACTTGCCGTAGGTGATGAGCCAACCCTGGTCTCCATAGTCTAAGTCCTGACCCCAGGCGGAACCTGCCGACCGCTGCGTATTCGACCAGTACCAGTCCTTCTTGAATTGGCCTGGAAGATGCTTGTAGAACATGGCCTGCTCGACGCGATCAGGTAGGTCGCCGCCGATGGATTTGGCCCAGTCCATCTGGGTCTGCCAGTCGGCATCGTCGTTGTCGGCGTCAAGCAGGATGACGTGGTGACCAGTTCCGTCAGGGTTGATGATCGCGCCGGCGTAGATCTCGCCGTCGTTGAGTTCGGGCATGGGGAAGCGGGTTGGTGCGTTCATTTGAATCTCCTTGTGTAGTTAATTGCTGCGGGTGAGTGCGGCTTTAACGGTGGCGGGCATCTGGCCGCGCGGCTTGTCTTTTGCGCCGAGCACCGCCTTGTTTTTCTGGAAGGCCGCAGGCGCGGCGGTGGGCGTTCTGCCTGCCTTGCGGTCTTCGTGCTGGCCTTCCTGCCTGGCCTCGGCCTTGAGGCTGTAGCCTTCGATGATGGCCAGTAGGTAGCCGTGGCTCTTGAGCGGCAGGGTGAGGTTGTCGCGCTTGGCGATCATCTCGGTCAGCGCCATCGTCCAGTAGTCCTGCGGCGCACTCCAGGTGCGGCCGCTGCGCTCGATCCGTGCGGCGGCGACCATCGGCAGCAGCTCGTTGAGCAGGTTGGCCACGCGGTCGAACGAGAGCTGGCGCTGCGCCGGGCGGAACAGGCCGAGG